TAATTTGTTTTTCTTCTTTGGAAACATTTCTGTAATATGAAATTTGAATATCGTGTTTTCTACAGTAATCTAATACGGTTCCATAATACACATTGAGTTCCGTGGCTATTTCAATGGCAGTTTTTTTATTGGTTATATATTCATTATACAACCATTCTTTATCATTTAATTTTTCATAGACATTTTTATTAATTTTTGGTTGTTGTAGAATTTTCTTTATTTCTGGTCGTTGTGAATTATATTCTACACCATATTTTTTTAGCAGTGTTTGTTTGCGTTTTTCATTAGCAATCTTTTCATCTCTTACTAAAGTTTTAAGACGAATTCCAGAAGCAATATGAGTGCATTCTTTTGAACATTCATTGGATAAACAAACTTCTCCGGCAGAGCGATAAACTATTTGTCGATGGTTTTGTTGGCATATGGTACACAATGGTATGTTTGTTATTTGTAATTTAATACAAGCATTAATTTTGTCTCTGAGTGACCAAGTATCTGGATATGTTTGGTCTAGATAATCTAGTAAATAAATTTTATTGTTCTTAATAAAATATTCTGGCCGACATCTTAAAGAAGATAATTTTCCAGTAGTTTTGGAAATTAAAAATTCTTGTAGTTCATTAACGTAAGTATTCATATATTATAAATCCAACTAATTTTTCCACAATCCCAAATTCGATCAAATCCTAATTCTTGTGCTCGTTCATATTCTGTCTGGAATTCATTGCAGCCTAATATTTTTTTGGTCATTTTTTGTTTATGTATTCTATTACCATTTTTAACATAATAATAATCTTTTGGTAATTCACACACTTGTTCAAAGCCCAATTTTGTATATAAATTTCCTTGGGTCCATCTATTATCAGACCAGGTTTTAATATTAGATGTAAATGTTGGAATGATATTATAAAATAATTTTTGCGCCCCACCAACAATTGTATAATTATTTTTAACACAATATCGACTTAAAACTATTTCAATATTATTTCTGGGGTGTTTTGAAAATGACATTGCAGAATATATAACATTTTCATCATCAATTAATATTCCATGTTTTATGCAGGTATGTTTATTTGGCATTCCTTGTATATGATTATTTTCAATAAACATTAATGCATTATAATCATTTCCGGCAATTTCTTTATAGTATAAACTTCGAGCAAAAATCTTGTGTTGGTTTTTATTTAATGCTGCACGAATAAATCCAGTAACTTGATTCTTTCTATTTAACCATTCATCTTCAAAGATTGTAAATAATCTAATATTGTTATCCAAACAAATTCTATATTTTTTATAATGTAAATCTTTGCCTTTATATTTTTCACTGTGATAAAATAGACCATTATATTCAAAGGCAATTTTTAGTGTCTCATTAAACCCATCTAATTCAATACCATAAATTCTTTTCTTTTCAAATCCTGGAACTAATATGTTAAAGTATTCTAATACTTCTAATTCGGCATTAGATTCATTTCCAATAGGATGCCATGGCACACCATATTTTTCAATAAATGTATTTTTAACGGTTTCTTTACCTATATCACTACCAAAATAATGATCATAACCATAATTTGTATTATTGTAAGTAATAATTTTAGGAATTACTTTTTGTGTAATAGTCTGTGAATGTGATAATAATTTAATATCGTAATAAACAAACCATTTTTTTACTGTGACATTAGATACTTTATAGTATTTTCCAATGTCCAATAAAGTCATGTTTTGTTGAAAATAAAGGTGTTCTAATTCATCTTTATTTGGTATGGAGAGGGTTCTTTTTTTACAAGCAGAAATTCTTTTATCAATATTAATTTCATGTTTTTTTAACTGTTCGCGCAAAGACCAAATTCCAATGTTAAGGTGTTCGGCCATTTTTATTTTATCATTATTAAATTGTTCAATGACCAATAATAATTGTTCTTTTGTGTATTGTGTACTTTTACTCATGATGATCATATAAATACTATATAAATTCACATTGAAAATGCAACTATGTTTTTAGATAGAATTCCAGAAACCGTTAATCCATTATACCCCAATAAATTTAGAATGGATTTTGCTCGATTACCAGAAATTTCTTACTTTTGTCAAATGGTAACTATTCCTGGTATTTCCATTGGAGAAGCTTTACAACCTACTCCATTTATAGATCTATATTTGGCCGGGGATAAAATGGTATATGATTATTTGACGGCTACTTTTATTGTAGATGAAAATCTATTGGGTTGGAATTCATTATATTTATGGTTAAGGGGTTTGACTTTTCCAACTGATTTTGCCGAATATAGAATGTTAAATAAATTAAATAAATTCAATGCTGCCCAGGCAACTAATAAGCCACAGTATTGTGATGGAACTTTAACTGTATTAAAAGGGTCTAATGTACCAAATTTAATGTTTAAGTTTTATGATGTGTTTCCTACATCATTAGGAGCAATTTCAATGTCTACCATGGATTCTCCTGATACTATTGTAACCTGTGATGTTACATTTAGATATTCCTATTTTGATTTAGTTACTACATAGATTGTTTTTTATATTATGAATAAATTAGAAGAAATATTGGCAGAATGGAAGATTGATAGTGAAATTGATACACTGGACATTGGAAGTGAAATTCAAAAAGTTCCTAAATTACATGCAAAATATCTTGATTTCCTTTCGTTTTTTCGATTGAAAATAAAAGAAACTGAAGCAAAATATGCCAAGTTATACCTGTTAAAATATGAACATCAACAAGGACATTTGGATTTATCGGAATTAAAATCTTTAGGCTGGGAACCCGTATTTCATTCGAGAATGAAAACGGATATTCCACGATACCTAGAAGCCGATGATGATTTAATTAAATTAAAATCTCAAATTGCTTTTTATACTGAAATTGTTACTACTTGTGAATATATTATGAAAGAATTGAATGCTCGTAATTATTCATTAAAGGCTCTGATAGACTGGACTCGATTTACTAATGGATTATGATATTGTTCTAACTAAAGTTAATGAAGTTTATTTACGAGTTTCTTGTGAAGCTGCCATATCCATGGAACTCTATGAATACTGTAGTTTCTATGCTACCAATTATAGATATTCACCACTCTATAAAAAGAAAAAATGGAATGGTAAAATATATCTTTATTCTTATATAACAAATTTAATCTATGGTGGTTTAGTTCATTATATAAAGAAATTTGCCCAGGAAAATAATTATACCTTATATATAGACAAATCATTAATTGATAAAACTCCTTTTACATTAGAGAATGCCAAACAGTTTATTAGTACCTTAAATATTCCTTTTGAAGTCAGAGATTATCAGTTAGAGTCTTTTGTTAAATCTATAAAAAACAAAAAGTTATTATTATTAAGTAATACATCTTCCGGTAAATCGCTTGTTATTTATTTGATTATTCGGTATTTACAATTACATCATAAAAAAGGATTGTTGATTGTACCATCTTTAAATTTGATTTCTCAGATGTATAATGACTTTAGTTCCTATGGTTATGATTCGGCCAAGTATTGTCATAAAATATACTCTGGTCAGGAGAAATTGTCAAGTAAATTTTTGAATATTTCTACTTATCAAAGTTTAGCCAATATTGTTACCAATAAATCAACACTAGATAAAAGTTATTTTGAACAGTTCGATTTTGTTATTGTTGATGAATGCCATCAGGGAGAAACCAAAAGTATTACTGGAATTTTGTCTTCTTGTATCAATGCCGAATATCGTATTGGTACTACTGGAACTCTAAAAAATACCAATATAAATACATTGACTTTGGTTGGTTTATTTGGTCCAATTTATCAGGCAACTACAACACAGTTTTTAATTGATAATAAATATATTTCTGATTTTCGTATTAAATGTTTAACATTAAAATATGATGAAATAACAGCCAAACAAACGATAAAATTTAATTATACACAAGAGTTTGAATTTTTAATTTCTAATGTTAAACGAAATGTTTTTATTAGAAATTTGGCTTTATCTTTAACGGGTGTTACTTTAGTTCTTTTTCAATATGTGGAGAAGCACGGAAAGCTTCTTTATGATATGATTAAAAATTCTAATTCAAATTGTAATGTTTATTATATTTCAGGAGAAATTGATAGTGATGAAAGAGAAAGAATTAGAAATATTTGTTTAAATGAAACTAATGCAATTATAGTAGCTTCTTATGGTGTTTATTCTACTGGTGTAAATATACCCACGATAGAAAATATCATATTTGCTTCACCATCAAAATCTAGAATTCGAGTATTACAATCTATTGGTAGAATGTTAAGATTGTCTGAAAATAAAAAAATAGCCACACTATATGATATTGCAGATGATCTAAGGTATAAAAAACATGTTAATTTTACACTAAAGCATTTTCTGGAACGATTGAAAATCTATAATACCGAAAAATTTAATTATCAAATCTATAACTTTGAGTTTAATAACAATGATGAACACACAAGAAAATAATATTGAAGAAACAGAACAAGATTATTCTAATGGAATCGTAAAAATACTAAAATTGGTTGATGGAACTAATTTAATTGGTGTTTGTTTCTTTAGTGAAGAAAGCGATTATATTTTAGTTGGACAACCAATGGCTATTCACTATTCATTGGATTTTGCCAATGAAACTACTAATATTCATCTGTATCCTTATTTACCAGTAGAAATTACAGGTGATAATGCCATAGAAATTAAGATTGATAAAATAATTACTATTTTCAATCCTAATGATAGATTTATTGAAGAGTATTTTGTTTTTATTAAAAGAATAGAAGAGGTTATAAACAACTTAAATGAATCACTAGAAGAACTAGAAGAAGCCTCTAATTACACTGGAATTAAACATTAGAACTTATTTATTACCTCACTTCGTTCGGTAAATTCGCTTCGCTCATGTTTCTGGTTTTTTCTAGTCCAGTTACCAAAAGGAATTTCTATGGAGCAACTATGAGTAACTATAGATTACCAACTTCGTGGTTAGTTCTAGTTAATTCTAGATTGTTTTAGATATTTTTTAAGTTTTTTCTAAGGACTTCTTTTATTATTATAATCCTGTGCATAAGTCTTGTCAAGTGTTTTTTTCACTTTTATTGATCTGACTAGCACTGAAGTTTTTTATGACCTATATAAACAATTTTTATGAAATCTGTGTAGGTCATGATAACACAAAAGTTTGACAAAAGCAATATTTTATGGTATCATATATAAATGAAAAGTAATCATTATATTAACAATGCAGATTTTCTGGTTGCTATCACGGATTATCGTGAAAAGTATTTTCAGGCCAAGGAAAATG